TGAAAACGATTGACGAGCTGAAACAAGAATTTGTAGACCATCTTGCCGCTATGGATAAGTCCGAAATGAGCATGTTCGAACTCACAAACTATGCCGATCTGCTGCATAAGGCGGACGCTCTCTTCAAGCCAAGCTATACAGATGTACTTGCATCCGGCTTCATTCCCCCTTTTGCGGCAACTACTTGGAAAAAGGAGGAGAAGAAAAATGGCTGAATACGTTACCGCTGGCATTGTTACCATTCCTGCTGGGCAGAATGTGCCGCTGATTGCAACGGCGGCTTGCGGCAAGCCCTGCATTGTCCACCGCGAGGGCAGCGGCCTTGTCACCCTGCGCGGTTTGACGCAGCAGTGCAAGGCTCGCTTTAAGGTCAGCTTTGGCGCGAATATTGCCGTTCCCACCGGCGGCACGGTAGGCGCTATCACCACGGCGCTCGCAGTCAACGGCGAAGCGCTCAACAGCGCCGCGGCGACCGTCACGCCCGCTGCGGTAGAAAACTACTTTAACGTCTATGTCAGCGCCATCGTGGAAGTGCCGCGCGGCTGCTGCGTGACGGTGGCAGCGAAGAACACCAGCGCGGAGGCGGTCAGCTTTGCCAATAGTAACCTGACAATCGACCGCGTGAGCTGAGAAAGGAGAATGAACAATGGGTATGAAATCTATGTATGACCTGCGTGATATGCTCTGCAAGGAACTTGACGAGATCACCCGCAAGGGCGAGCTTGGCGCGGGCGACCTTGACATCGTGCATAAGCTGACCGATACCATCAAGAATATCGACAAG